GGAGGCTATATATGTTTCCGAGTTGGATGCAGCATATGGTCTATCCGTTTCAGGGGGAAGGCGAGCGAAGGACAGTAGCTGCCAATATCAATTGTTTTCCTGTAGAGGGACAGCAAGATGGACATAAGCATTAATGACACAGCGCAGGTCAGTTGGAAACAAGTCGCTGTGCAAAAGCAAGAACGGTTAAGAACAGGCGCTGAAGGCGAGACTGTGCGCGAGGCGGTAGAAACAATTATACCGACGATCTACACCAAAGAAGGTAACAAGATAGAGGCGCAACCACTAGCGCCTACTCAACGAGTGAATGTATCGGTATGAGCGACGCAGGTGAAAAAGCATTGATAGAAGTTAACGCCCATGAGCGAGAGTGTGCCTTGCGTTACGAGCGTATCGAAGAACGCCTTGCGGAAGGCTCTGCGAAGTTCAAACACCTAGAACACCTTATTTACGGACTATACGCCTTGATTGCAGCGGCAGCGTTGCCGCAGTTTTTTATGGGGTAAACCATGATAATTGAGTCTGTTGCAGCCGCTGGCATGTTGCTCCAGCAGATCAATACGGTCATACAAAATGTCAATGAGGGCAAGGCCAATGTTCAACAGGCAATGGCTTTAGTATCTGACTTTGGAGAGGCTCTAAACAGTTTTGAGGTAGAACGCAAAAGCTCGGCGTTCAATGCACTATCAAAGAATGACATCCTCAAGCTGCAAATGCTTCGTAGGAACCAAGAGCGTTACCAGAAAGACTTAAGAGAATTGTTACTAATCGCAGACCCTAAGCTGTTAGAGGATTATGACCGGGCGATAAGGCAGCAAGAACAAGACAGGAGGGCACACGCAAAGCTCGTGGCAAAAAGAAAACGTGAAAGACAACGGTTGATTCAACAAGTCCTTGTTGGTGGCACAACTCTAATCATTGGAGGCGGCTTGGCGATTCTTGTTTTTATGTTGATCATCAAGGCATTCGGATGATTATGGCGTTCCTGCTTGTCGTCGTCGTGGACAACGCGCCCCTGAATGAACGATTTTTCTTTCGCACGATTGATCGCTGTAACTTCTTTGCTCACATGATCGAATCTGGTCAGTACAAAATGGTGCAGAACAATCGAATATCATCACAGCAAAACGTGACTGCGTATTGTGTGCCCAAATACGCAAAACCTAATGCGAAGTTCTGGGACTGAAATGGCGGCGAAAAAGCTAGAGCCAAACAGCGAGTACGCTAACTACGATACAGATGGTGATGGGGTGGTCACAGATGACGAATTAGAGACAAGTCAGCAACTGCAAGAGTTACGTCTGCAACAAGACAAAGCTAACGCACAAAGAGGAATGGCTTGGTTTGCATTGTGGGGAATGCTGCTCTATCCGACACTGATCGTAGTTTGCACGTTCGTCGGTTTAGACCATGCCGCCGCTATCTTAGGAGATATTGCATCTGTCTATTTCGTGGCTATTGCAGGTTTAGTGGCGGCGTTCTTCGGCGCTAGTGCATGGGTAACAAGAGGAAATGGAAAATGAGTTTAGTCGGACAACTGATCGGGCCGGTTACAGGGTTGCTAGATAAGTTTATAGAGGATAAAGACCAGAAAAATGCGTTGGCACATGAGATCGCAACCATGTCAGAGCGCCACGCGCAGGAAGCACTCAAGGGCCAGCTTGAAATCAACAAGATGGAAGCTGCACATAAGTCGTTATTTGTAGCTGGATGGCGACCTGCCATAGGCTGGATCTGCGCGGTAGGGCTGTTGTATAACACGATTGTGGCTAACGTATTAGGGATATGGATGGAGGTGCCTGAAGTAGATACAACGCTTCTTGTGCCCGTTATGATGGGTATGCTCGGACTGGGCGCTATGAGAAGCTACGAGAAGGTCAATCAGGTAGCGCGGGAAAAGTAATGACTCAGCTAATCGAGATGCTGAAGCTACACGAAGGTGTACGATCTAAAGTATATATGTGTAGTGCAGGCTACGAAACGATAGGCGTGGGTAGAAATATCGCAGAGTCAGGCTTAGGACTGTCTGACGATGAGATTGAATACTTGTTGGCGAATGATATAGCACGAGTGAGGAGCGAGCTTCAAGACACTTACTTCTGGTTCAATGGCATCAACGAAGCGCGTCAAGATGCAATGATTGATATATGTTTCAACCTTGGTCTGACCAGATTGCGCGGCTTTGTAAAAGCTCTCGAAGCTATGTCTCGTGAGCAATTTGATATTGCGGCAGACGAATTCATGGATAGTCGATGGGCTTCTCAGGTAGGCAATCGGGCTGTTAGAGTGACTGAAATGATCCGCACAGGTGAGTATCAGTAATGCCACTACAGAAGTTTATTTTTAACCCCGGAATAAACAAAGAAGGCACTGACTACACTGCCGAAGGTGGTTGGTTCGACGGCAACTTGGTGCGTTTTCGCAAAGGTTTGCCCGAAAAGATAGGTGGCTGGGTTAAGTTTCTTACGGCTTCCTTCAACGGCACCGGACGAAAGCTTCTTGGATGGACTTCCTTGGAAGGGACAAAGCTTTTAGGTCTTGGCACGCGAACCAAGCTCTACATTCAGGCTGGTGCAAACTTCAACGACATCACGCCGATACGGTCAACGACTGCGGCAGGTGACGTAACGTTTGGCGCGACCAACGGATCAAGTTCAATTAACGTAACCGACACTGCTCATGGAGCGGCGAAAGGCGATTTTGTGACTTTCTCTGATGCCGCATCGCTAGGGGGTAACATAGTAGCTGCGGTCCTCAATCAAGAATATGAAATAGATTCGATCACGAGCACAAGCGTGTATGTGATTACTGCCAAAGATACCTCTGGGGCGACTGTTACGGCAAACAGTAGTGATAGTGGTAACGGCGGTAGCTCAACCGTTGGTGCATATCAGATCAACGTTGGTCTTGATGTGTTCATTGACGGTACAGGTTGGGGGTCTGGTGCTTGGGGTTCCGGCACGTGGGGATCTGCGAGTGCGTTGAGCGCCTTGAACCAGCTACGCCTCTGGTCGTTGGATAGCTTTGGAGAGGATCTCCTCTCGAACGTGCGAGCGGGCGGTATCTATTATTGGGACACCAGCGCCAAAACGCTGGGCACAGACAGGGCTGTAAACATTTCTGCTTTGTCTGGAGCTAATTTTACTCCTACCGCTGCTTTGCAAGTGCTTGTATCTGACGTGGACAGGCACGTGATCGCGCTTGGTGCCGACCCAATAAACGACGCCGCGACGGCTAGGACAGGGACTATAGATCCTTTGTTGGTTGCTTTCTCAGACCAAGAAAACCCGGCAGAGTGGTTTCCTACAGCGACCAATACCGCAGGCTCTCTGCGCTGTTCAGCAGGATCACAGATCATTGGAGGACTGCGGGCAAGACAAGAAACTTTGATCTGGACAGACGTCGCGCTGTACAGTTTGCAATTTATTGGACCGCCTTTGACTTTTGGTTTGAACTTAATCAATGAGGGCGTCAGTCTTGTCGGCCCTAACGCAGCGGTGAATACGCCCAATGGCGTGTTTTGGATGGACAAAAAAGGCTTTTATGCCTATCAAGGCTCTGTGCAGTCCGTGCCTTGCAGCGTCCGGTCGTATGTTTTTGACGACATCAACGAAGGTCAGTCGTTTCAGTTCTTCGGCTTTTTAAATAAACAGTTTGATGAAGTCGGTTGGTTTTATTGCTCTTCTGCTTCTAACACCATTGACCGGTATGTGACCTACAATTATGTCGAGCAGACATGGGCGATAGGCAATTTGGCCCGCACCGCATGGCTTGACGAAGGTTTAGAAAGTTTTCCACGTGCAACAGGTACGTCAAACAGCAGTAACTACATTTTTAGCCATGAAACCGGGTTTGATGACGACGGTAGTCCCATGGACAACGTGTTCATCGAGAGCGCGGACTTCGATCTAGGCGACGGAGAGCAGTTTCAGTTTATTCGTCGATGCATCCCAGACGTTAAATTTACCGGTGACTCAGGCAGCACGCAGACCATAAACTTAGTCATCAAGGCGCGTAACTTCCCCGGCGACTCACTGACCACGGACCAGACCACGTCTTTCACTGCCAGCACCACCAAGATAGATACACGTGCTAGGGGGCGGCAAGCTGTCGTGCGCTTCGAGTCGGATGACGACGGAGAGGTTGGTGTAAGGACAGGTGTCGGCTTTCGTATTGGTGGCACAAGACTTGATCTACAGCCGAATGGTCGTCGATGAGTAAGCTTTTACAGGGCCGATTGCCATTTGTCGCGAACGGCGATTCTGTCGACGGCAACACATTCAACCGCACTATTCGGTTGTTGGAATTAAGTTTAGACTCTTTCGATCCGGATGCGACTCCACAGTTTGTTACGACCGAAAGAGATCAGCTTAAATTCGACGCTGGCGCTTTGATTTGGAACCCTTCTGTGGGGCGTTTGCAGCTTTATACGGGCAATGAGTGGGTGAATCTTTCAGACCCTTTGCCGTACACGGTTTCAAAGCTAGAGGCGACAGGCGCAGTGGGCGCTGTTCAAGTAGTTACAAACGGATCTGTAGTGGTGAACGTACACGGTTAGGTTGGTTCTTCTAATTAAAATAGGCGTATACTGGGGACATGGGACAAGCTGCACTTAAATACGACGACTTTGATGAACTTGATCAAGTTCCTATACCCGAAGGCGGTATTGCTACCTTTTTGACGGCGGAAACCGGCTCTTGGGCCGATGACGTTCCGCCAAAAGGCATTACAAACGTTGTAAAAATAGCCGACAAGCTGGCCGAATATGGCCGTAACGAAGACGAATACATGGTCCACGCCGCCGAAGGCGAGACTGTGATACCGATGGAAGTCTTCAACCAAAACCCCGCACTGAAAGACAAGCTTTTTGCAGAAATGCGCATCATGGGCATCGAGCCAGAGCGTTACGTTGTAGGTAACGAGCTAAACTCAATCAACCCTGTGACAGGTCAGCCTGAATTTTTCTTGAAGAAGCTATTCCGTGGCCTCAAAAAAGTCGTCAAAAAAGTGCTGCCCGTAGTAGCTAAAGCGGTTTTGACCGTTGTAACGGGTAACCCTGTGCTAGCGTCTGCCATCGTAGACGGAGCAACCGCTGTGATTCAGGGCGGTAGCCTTAAAGATGGCTTGAAAGCCGCAGCGATAGGCGGAATATCAAGCTTTGCCGCAGGGAAACTTGGCAATAAATTTAATTGGGCAAAAAGCACGGCTGGCAGGCTTGGCGCAGAAGCCGCGATAAGCACTACTTTACGCGGTGGCAAGCCGGAAGATATTTTGAAAGCTGCTGCGCTTTCTGCGGCGGTTGGTAAAGGCACGGATATCATAGGTCTAACCGGTCCTACCGAGCTTGAGGCGACGCCGCAGGTGGATGCCACCGCGCAGGTCGACGCAAAATTGGGTGACGCACTGAGTACAGACCTCCCTGTTATGGATGCTGCTCTAGAGGCGTCAGGTGCCGTTCCGACTCCGGGTGAAACCGTGATAACGACAGAATTCTTGTCGTCCGGCGAACCTGTTCTAGCCGACGCTGCTTCGGGCACGGTAGCCACTGCAACTCCCCCCGGTGTCGTCGATGCAACATCCCCACAAGTGACTGGTATACGATTACCCGGTGCTCCCCCTCCTACCGATGCTTCCCTAGAATTGTTCCCCGGAACACAACAGCTTGTCTCGGACATCGACACGAGCTTGGCTCAAAGCGCCCAGTTGGGAGAGGAGCTAAGGGCTGGCCTACCC